GTACAGTTTGGGCTACTGACAAAGCTAGTTATAAAATGAAAGATGTTATTCAGGCAGCCCGTAAAAACTACCTTGGTAAATATGACCAAGAAAATGACCCAAACACAGACAAAAAGAAAATATTTGTTCCCTTTACAGAGGATATGGTAGAAACCATTGTCAAGAACATTGACTTAGACTCTGTAGATATTAACATCAGGGCAACAAATTCTAACGGTAGAAAATCCGCTGCTATCTTGGAATACTTAGTTTCTTTCTTTATGAGAAAGAATTACTTCGGAGAAATATTAAATGAGATGTTAAGAATATTCTGTATTGATGGAACTGTAATTTCCAAGGTAATGAAGAACTACGACAAGAAAATAAACCGCCAAGCTGTCAAGACTAAAATTGTAGATGCTACTAACTTCTTTATTGACCCAACAGAAAATGATATTCAATCTGCTGGGGCAGTTATTGAAAGAAACGTTTTAAGATTATCTGAGATAAATGATTACCCCTGGGAAAATAAAGAATATGTTAAAGGGTTTACTGACATTGCTAAACTAAGTCACTTATCTTTAAACGCAGGAACAACAGGAGAAGTACCCATGGTAGAAGTTTATGAAAGATGGGGAGACCTACCTTTATTCTGCTTTACTGGCAAAGAGAAAGACAAAAATACTTGGGTGCCAGCAATGGCTATTGTTTCTAATATAGGGACATCACCAGTAGTACATAAGATAGAACGAAACGAAAAAGGCATTAAACCTTACGAAGAATGTAGATACAAGAAAATATTCGGTAGATGGCATGGTCGTGGAATAGGAGAAATGTTAAAAGACCTACAGTCTTACATTAACGAAACTGTAAACCTAAGATTAAATAAGGCAAGAATATCTCAAATAGGATTATTTAAATATCGCAAAGGTTCAGGAATAACTCAACAAATGTTACAGTCTTTAATAAGTGGAGGTTCAATTCCTGTTACTAGAATGGATGATATTCAAGAGTTAGCCGTCTCAGATGTTAAAGCAAGTTCCTACCAAGATGAACAACAGACCTATATGTGGGGACAAAGACAAATTGGTGCTTTTGAAGTAGGAAGAGGAGAAGCTCTACCATCAAGTATGCCTGCTACGACAGCTGTTATTCAAGAGAGAGGCATGAAATCAGGTACTATTCTCTTACAAGAAAACCTAGGAATGTTCTTATCAAGAATGTTTGAAAGGCACATTATACCTTTAATCATTGAGACTATGCCAGTAGAAGAAGTAGTATCTATAGTGGGTTCACCTAAAGACCTTAAAGAGTTAGATGAAGGATATATTAACTCACAAGTAAAAGATGTTATTATTAGTAGCCTAGCTAAAGGTAAAGGAATACCACCAGCAGACTTCTTAAGACACTTTGGAGACATAACGAAAGAGACTATAACTGAGTTTGAAGATGTTAGATATGTTAATATTAAAAGAGACTTACTAAAGAAATGGCAATATGAAGTTACTGTTGAGGTTACTGGAGAATCATTCAACAAGGCAGTAATGGCACAACAACTAAACGAAGTATTAATGAATTACTCTCAAATACCAGGAGTCAATATAGATGTAGATGAAGTATTCAAAGAAGTCCTAAACTTAATGGGATTAAACGGTTCAAGATTTATAAAGGCATCAGAAGAAGCCCAATCAATAGCACCAGTCCAAGAAGCATCCAGACCAGGAATGAGACCTGAAACAGAAGCGGTAGGAGAAGCCGCAACTGGAGAAAGATTGGGTCGTGGACTATTACCAACATTATGATGTTAAAAACTTATAACGATTTATCAAGAAAATCATCTTTAGTAAAAGGTAAAAGGCAACCTAAAGTATCATTAAAACAATATGCAAAAACCAAGCGAAAATGAAATAAGAGACTGGCTTAAAGAACCAACAACCAAATATATGTTGGAGACTTTAGCTCTTAGGATGAATGAATTGGATACAATTAGAGACTTAACTGCTGAAAATCACATTGATAAGTTAGCCCAAAATAAAGCAATAGAAGTGATAGAAAATACCTTTGAAGAGTTCTACAAAGAACTACCCGAACTCCAAAACAAGATTGCTAAGAGAGAATTTGGCATCGTTAAAACATTAATTAATTTTACGGATTATTAAAGTCGCGTCAGCAAAGACGTTAAAAACACAAATTTAGTTCCTATAAAAAAATATGAACGAACAAACCTTTGAAACCAACCCTGAAGAGCCTGAGCTTAGCTCTGCAGAAGGGGAAAAAGATGTTCCTGAAACGGACTCTTCTTCTCCTGATTCAGGTGAGGAAATAAACCTTGAAAATCTTTCTAAAATAACTGGAAGAGAATTCAAGAACGTAGAGGACTTTCAAAAGCACTACAAAGAGTTATCTAGTTTTGTAGGCAAAAACCCTAAAGAGCTTGAAGAAAAAGCTAAAAAGTATGATGAGGAAATTGCCAAAAGCAAAACAGAACTCAAAAAAGCAACTACAGATGGTTCTTCTAATGAAGACATCAGAGAGTTGAGAAGTAAAATTGAGGAAATGGAATTGTTGAAAGACAATCCAGAAGCCTCTAAAATACTATCAACTATCAAAGCTGTGGCTACTTCTAAAAATGTGTCAATGAAAGAAGCCTACGAACAGGATTTAAAGTCCTTGTTAGAGTCCAACATTGAAGCCGAAAGGCTTAAGAATGAGGAACGAAATTCAAGCGTAGAAACAAAATCAAGAATTTCGTCTGCTGACTCAACAAAAATTAATCAGCTCGTAGCAGATATTCGCAAGAATGATTCTGGTGCGGCTAAAGAAGAGTTAGTAAGAGAATACTTGAAACAAAGAAATGTCTAACACATTACGAACATATGGAGATTTGTCCAGAAAAGACTCTGTTCTACCTTTAGTGGAAATTCTTACAGCAAGAGAAAACCACCTATTAACAACCTTAGGCAAAACTACAGCTACTGACACAATTCATTGGTCAATGACTGACACATTGAAGACTGCTGGTAGTTCAGCTATTGCAGAAGGAGGTGATTACACTTACTTAGCAAGAACAACTCCTGATAGATTACAGAACATTGTTCAATTTATCGCTATTCCTTTCCGTGTCACTTGGGCTCAAAAATGGTCTGAGAAATACACTGGACAGGATGAAGAGGTAAGACAAACTCAGAAAGCAATTAAAGAATGGGGAAATGATGCAGAATACGACATCCTTCGTTCGACATTGGTTTCTGGTATATCTGGTACAACTCCTAAAATGAAGGGAGTTATACAAGCTATCTCTAAGAGTACAAACACTACAGCTCATACATCTGGAACAGCATTCTCAGCTTCTATCCTAAAAGGATTGATGAAAGCAAACTGGGACAACTCTAATGGTGAAGTAGCAACAGACTTGTTTATGGGTTCATACCTAAAAACAATATTTGATGGCTTTACCGCTGGAGCAACCAAATACTTACATCAAAAAGAAGCAGAAGTTACAGACTATGTAGATATTTATGATAGTGGTGCTTTTGGAAGATTAAGAGTATACACTCACCGATATGTCCAACAAGCTGGAGACGCAACTGGAAGGATTCTTGCTATTAACAAAGACAAGGTTCGCCTTGCATACTTTAAAGAACCATTTATTCACGATGTAGCTGAGGCTGGTCCTTATGCTCAAAAATCTGTGATAGGTGCTTTGACAGTAGAAGTTACTAACCAAGATTCTAACTGGTTCGCCACTGGATTCAACATTGGATAGTAGTTAATAATTAACTCGTTTATCGGGGGAACCTGCTTCCGCAATTCCCCTGATGACGGAAGCAAATGAGTTACGAAATATCAAAAACAAGAAAACAAGCAATAGAACAAATAGTATTTTTATACAAACAACAATTCCCACAGGAATATCAAGCTGCAGTAAGACACGCAGTTCAAGTTAGAAAAAGCAAAGCTAACATCTTTGGTTCAGATATCAAGAAAGACTTCAGACATGAACTTTCGCTACCATCTAGGCTATTCGAGGCACTAGATAATAAGTTTAACCAAC